ACCGGCAGCAGTTGGAGAGGGCGGGTGTCATCGGTAACTACGTTGGCATCCATCCTTTCCCGGCTCCCCCGGCCCTATAAGGCGTGTGTTTTGCGCTGGTTACAGGTACGGTGAGGTCATGCTCTCGAAAATCTCGGCAGTCAAAAGAGGCCTGCGCATTAAGTACTTCCCACGTGTAACGATGGAGGAGCGAATTAGTGTGCAGGTCAGCCTTGGCTGTCATTATGAAGGAGCAGCCTTACCAGAACCAGACCTGAACCATCGTGAAACCATGGAGGCTGGGGTGCGAAAGCGCGCTGCTTTCGCGCCGCCGATGAGGAAACGGAAGCTAGTAAGGTTACTAGCAAAGTTCGTGCGCAAGTGGATCAAACGCCATATGGTCCCGCTTGCTGCAGATTCTGACCAGAGTGTAGAAACCTGGATTGAGAAAACGAACTACCCCCGGTGGAGGAAGGATGCGCTTCTCGCGACGTGGCGAGAATTAGGCGGGTGGCATAACCTGACCGATGCAGACTTCCTGTGCAAATCGTTCCCGAAGGATGAGACCTATCCGAACGTTCCAACTGATGAATGGAAGCACGCCCGCGGGATCAACTCCAGAACTGACAAGTTCAAGGTCTCAGTTGGTCCCATATTCAAGCTGATCGAAGAACAGCTGTTTAAGGATCCACACTTCATCAAACACGTCCCTATCGCTGAACGACCCGAGTACATTCGCAAGAAGCTCTATCGTGTAGGTGCTAGATATTACGCAACGGATTACACGGCTTTCGAGTCTCTCTTTACCAGGGAGATTATGGAGGCCGTGGAATTTCAGTTGTACGAGTATATGACCCAGTACCTGCCGAACGGTGTAGAGTTTATGAACTTGGTAAGAACGGTGATAGGAGGCGTGCAGCGCTGCAGCTATAAACAGTTCAGGGCCACCATTCCGTGTTGTCGGATGAGTGGTGAAATGTGTACGTCATTGGGCAATGGGTTTTCGAACCTGATGTTCATGTTGTTCATGTGCAAGATGAAAAATTGCACAGACGTTGACGGGGTAATCGAAGGTGACGATGGTCTTTTCGTCATGAACGGTGCCCCGCCTAAACCTTCTGACTTCGCTTGTTTGGGCTTAGTCATCAAGATGGAAACACATGATGAACTGTCTACAGCGAGTTTCTGTGGCTTAATCTTCGACCCCGAAGAGTTATGCAACGTCACAGACCCCATCGAGTTACTCGTTGGGTTTGGCTGGACCAACCGGTCCTATGCCAGATCTCGCACAACAAAACTCCTCATGCTGCTGAGGTGCAAGGCCCTGTCTATGGCTCACCAGTACCCTGGATGCCCAATTGTCCAGGAACTGGCTAAATACGGATTGAGGGAGACTCATCAGTTGGCTAGAAAGACAGAGAGGTGGATACAAAAAGGCGGCCCGCGGCATATGTCTCTATGGGATAGAGAACAACTGCTGGCTGCCTGTCGTGACGCGGCGAAACTTTCGTTTCCTGAACCCGGACCTCGAACCCGGTGTTTGGTTGAGAAGCAATTTGGAATTTCGGTTCCAGACCAGATCGCAATCGAGCAGTACCTTCAGGGCTTGACAAGTGTTCGTCCGCTGAGCCATCCGTGCATTGATTATTACGTAAAGCCTGCTTGGGTTAAATACTGGCAGCTTTACACGGTGGAGATTGAACCAGAA